GATAGATTTGAGGAAGATCATTTACGAAAATTAAGAGCAGTACGATTCACGGTTAAATTAGGTGGAATGATGGAGCCTGAAACTTTACTTGCAATTAAAAAAGACCCAACATTAAAAGATGTAAGTGCTAATAGAATCCGTATGGAATTTATGAAATGTGTGGAATCCGCAAAATCTACTAAGATTTACTTGGATTTAATGGAAAAACTTAAATTTTTAGAATTAACATTTCCTGGGTTAAAATTACACAAACCATATGTAGATACATCAGATTATATTATTTTAATGGCAATTCTTTTACAAAAGAATAGTACAGGTAACTTAGAAACGATATTAAATAAAATAAACTATACAACACCAGAAATCAGAGATATGAAATTTTTACAATCTCTTATTAAATTTGACCCAAAGGATATTATCATAGCTAAAAAAGCTCAAAAAGTAAGTTCGGTAACGGAAAAGCAGATTATAGAATTTGGAAAGTTAATTGGTAAAGATTTCAAGAAATTTATAAAATATATACCATCTGTAAAAGGTAATGATGCACCAAAAGATATAAAAGGAAAAGAAATTGGAACTTGGATTTCAAACGAAGAAAGACGAAGATACTTAAAAGAACATAAAACATTAAACGAAGAAATACCAGTGAACCCAAGTATAACAACATTTAAGCAATTATTCAGTAAATTACCAAGTGAGTTACAGAAAAGAATATATGCGTTAAAGCACATAGGGCAAAATCCAGATTATCACCCAGAAGGAAATGTATTAAAGCATACCATTGTGGTAGTAACCCAAGCCTTGAAACACGCACCCGGAGATATTGATTTAGCTTTGGCGGCAATCTTTCATGATATTGGTAAGGATGAAACGGCTGGTATAAACCCAAAAACTGGAAAGGCTACACATTATGGACACGAAAGAGTATCGGCTAATTTAGTTAAAAAATACGCAAATGATATTAAAAAACTTGGTGGAAATGTAGATGATATATTTCACATTGTAAGTGAGCATATGAGAATGCATAAATTTGATGTAATGAGGTTATCAAAACAACGTGCATTACAGGCGCATCCAAATTTCGGTAAATTACACAAGTTTGCAACTAAAATGGATATTAAGGGATATCACGAATCAGTAGCTGAAATATCAGAACCTGATATTATCACAAATGAAGCATTGGCCGTAAAGGGAAATAAAATAGAAAAGTTAATAACGGGTAAAAATCTTACATTTGAAGGTCATAAATATAGTGAAATATTTTTTGAATTACTTGGTATTGATAATGGTTCAAAACTTGTTAAATTGAGAGTAATCGGGCCAAAGAAAATATTTGGGAAAGAGTTAAATGTGAAATTTCAAACACTAAAACGAGGTCCTTTCTTAAAAACCGATACCAGTAATGTATTTGAAATGGCTAAGCCGGATTTAAAATCGGTTGAAGATTACGCTGATAGAGTTATGAGTCCAGAGGATATTGAATTCACACGACATTTTTTCCAACGGGTAAATGACCCACGTAACAAAAAAGAAATTTCGACTTCGGAATTAATTGGATTTTTCAAAAGATTATCCAAACACAAAAAAGAGCTTAAAGATTTTTTAAGTAAGTATCGTGAAATAATGATAAAGGATGATAAAACCAAAATCAATATTCCATTTGTAAAATCATCTAACAAGTTGATAGCAAAAACGATAATGAGAACGGCAAATTGGACTCAACATAAAACACCAGAATTACACTTTGAAAATTTAAATGAAGATAGGTGGCAACATCCTGCTGAATGGAGACAGTTAATGAAAACCGTAAAATCACGTACATATTACGGACCTTGGAAAATCAAAGTACATGATACTAAAACTGGGAAAGTTATCCATCAAACCGAAGAATCTATGAGGGATGGACTTCCAATTGTATTTGATATTATTTCTAAAAAATATCCTAAAAACAAAATAAGTATTGAGGATTTATCAGGCAAAGAACTATATGCTGAATCTATAAATGAAGATATTTCAGTTACACAATATAAAGAAGCGTTAATTAATTTAAAAGTTGCGATTGAAAAGGGAACAAACGGAATGAAAAGTTCTGATGCGATTAAATTATATTATCAAAACGCAATGAAGCTTGGTATAAGTAAAAAATTAATTGATAATTCAACTCGGTTGGCAGTAAATAGATACAATAAAAAGAATTTCGGAATTGGTGGACCAACGGTAAAAGATGCGGCAGTTGATGGAATTAAATTGGTACTTGGTAGATTAACTGAAAGTATTATAAATGAAGATACTAAAAACTTCACACCTGATGTAGTTCCTAAATCAAAAACGTGGTATAAATTAGATACTAAACAGATTTTACAAGTTGGTGATGATGTAGTTGATTTAATTCAGACTGCATATAAAAATACACCATTAGGAAGTTTTGTAAACAGTAAAGGTGATTTAAACCAAAGTAAATTTTGGAACGCTATTGATGTAGATGGTAGTTCAGATGCGGATGCAGTTATTTTCGGTAGACCAAGTCCAAACGGAGTTAAAATCCAAGGATTTGGGCACGATGGTGAATCAAAATCAAAGGCAGAAATAATCAAACGATTACTTAAAATATTAAAAACCAATGGCTATTGGGTTGAGGCATCCGATGCATTGGAACACGTATTATATAAAGCTGGAGCACCATTTGTAAAATCTGAAAAGGTTGCACAATCTATATTTCCAAAAAGTGATTTAAAAATGACTGGGAAAAAAGGGCAATATACACGAAAAGTTGATAGTGGATCAGTTATTACAGAAACAGTTTTCGGAAAACCAAAAGTATCAGTTAAAGAAGATAATAACAACGAAGGATTTGTATTACAAGATTTAGAGAAAAAATACGATATTGAATTAGAATTATGGGATACAGGTAAGATATTACAATTAGATAAAATCATAGTTCCAAAAACTGATAGAGTATCGGGAAAAGGAACTAAAGTAATGAATACTATTATATCTTATGCAGATAAACATAAAAAACCAATATATTTAACACCCTCAAAATCTTATGGTGCAACATCGGTTAGTAGACTTACACAATTCTACAAACAATTTGGATTTATTCCAAACAAAGATAGTTCAATCTCAAAAGCAAGTATGGTTAGAAACCCAAACATAAAAGAAAGTATAAAGAATAAAGTTCATGAAACATTAGATGAAGATGTTAAATCATTAAAACTACAAAAATTAAAATTATTAAATAAAGCATTTAGAATGTTATCAAATTCACCAGTACAATTGAAAGTTAGAAAAGAAATTGATGCCATAAATAAAAAACTTGGTATTGGCGAATCAATTACAGATTTGGTAAATGATATTGATGTTCAATTAGAATCATTTATATTACCTGAAATAAAATTAACTGAAGGTGGAAAAGCTACGGGCGGTGCACCAATACCGGGTGAATACGTTATGGGTATGTATGATAATATTATCAAAACTTTAAAGAAAGAATTTAAGATTAAAGAATCAGATGCGAAACCATTGGGTTCAACTGGAAAAAAACCAAAAGGAATGATGTCAGGTGATATTGATATTGCAGTTGATGGCTTGGTTATTGGTGCAAATTTCGGTTTAAAATTTGATGAAGTTCAAGAATTTATTTACAATAAAATAAAAAGTAAATTCAAAAACGTAGTAAATATGAAAGGGCTTGGTATTGTATCATTTTTATATCCAATTCCAAAATCTGATGAATTTGGTCAAGTAGATATAATGCTTTCTGATAATTTAGAATTTACAAATTTCATATTTCATTCACCAAACTTTATTAAGAACGAATCTAAATACAAAGGACTGTTTAGAAACGTTTTATTATTCTCAATAGTAAAATATATGGATACTGGTGATGTAGATGAATATTTTGAAGATGGTAAAGATAAGGGAGAGGTAAAGCGATTTACTAAATTCTCAATAGTTCAGAAAAAAGGATTGGTAAAGCAATTAAAATCATTTGAAGGAAAACTTGGTAAAGCGAAAAGTGCTAAACCTGTAAAAGGTAAAGACCAAATAATAGAAACCGTGCCAAGTGAAATTGTAAAATTCATTTTCGGTGATAAGTACACTATAAAGGATATGAATTCATTCGAATCAATTTACGGAATATTTCAGTCATCTGATTTCAAACACAAAAAATATAAATCTAAAATTATGGATAATTTCAAAAATTCAATACTAAAAGCAGGATTTCCATTACCAACAGAAATAAAATAATTATGGCTGGAATGCAACATTTAAAAGATATTTTCGATTCAAAGGGATATAATTTTATAGCAAAATTATTTTCCAATGAGGTCTATATAACTGAAAAAATTGATGGTTCACGATTTTCATTTGAAAAAATAAAGAATACTTTAATATTTTACAAAAGGGATAATCGTGTACCAATTAGTATGATTGATAGGACTGTAATGAAATTTTACGAACCAGCAATCAGCCATATTGAATCATTAAGTTTAAGTTCCATACCCGAAGGAGTTCGTTTTGGATTTGAATATTTCGCTAACTCAAATCCGGGTTCAATAGTTTACGATAAAATACCAAAGAATGGTTTAATTTTAACGGATGTAAATGCTGGTAGTGGATTTGATACGAATGTTGATAATTTAGTAAAATATGCTAAAAAGTTAAAGACTTCACCACCACCAATTATTTTTAACGGCAAATTATCAGGTAAGCAGAAAATGCAGTTAGAAGATTTTCTAACAACTGAGTGGGATGATTTATTTATGAAATTTAAAACCGAATCATTTACATCATATATTATCGGTATATTAAATCCAAAATTGAAAAACACGGCACTGAATATCGGTACGAGTAAAGCAATAGAGGGTATTGTATTTAGTTTTAACGATGGTGGAACATTTATAAATGCAAAGGTAGTTGACCCATTATATACTCAAAATGCACGTAAAAAGGCAAGTTCACGTAGAACGCCTGAGAAAAAAGAGAGTTCAACTCATATAAAGGAAATAATTAAAGATTTGGTAGGGTTTGCAAAAAGTAAAGCATCATATGATTTAAAATTCAAATCTGATACACCAGATAAGCGGTATGTAGAATTATTATCATTTATATTCAAACAATATTATTTAAAAAATAAAGGAAAATTTAATTCAATAAAAGTAGACCAATCGTATGATGTAATTGAAATGGATGTAAACTATAAATTCATACATGATACAGAACTCGTAAATATTATAAAATCAAAACTTTCAGTAAAACGGATATTTAAAACATTTTTATCATTATTTGGTAAAACTCGTAAAAAGGCAACTGATATAATTGATAAATCAACCGTATCTAATATAAACGGTTTAATTGGTAAAGTTAAAAAATTATCCGAAAACAAAAAAACGTATCAAGATAAAATGGATATGCTCTTAACCAGAAGTATTAGAAAACTATAAAATATTTATATATTAAATTACAACCCGCTATAAAAATAGTGGGTTTTTTTATTTAATGATATTTATATGTAATAAAACAACCTAATATATAATAATGAAATATGGCAAAGGAATTTAAAAGAAGTTATATGCATTCCACACGACGTAAACTTGCAGATATGGTTCACACGGGAACTTACGATAAGAATCAAGTAGTTGGATGGACTAAAGCTGATGAAACGCATGAAGTTGGTGATATATGGCAAGATGAACATCATAAATATGAAAAATTTGATGGATATGTTCTTAAAACTTCAAAAAACACAGAGGCTTTACAGGAAGTTAGAGAGTATTTAGAAGAAAAAAATACTTGTAAAAATAAAGATTGTAAAAAAGTAAAAAAGTCCGAAACTGATAAAAAGTTAATTAAACAAAGCGGATATTGTATTAATTGTCTTTCAGATATAGAAACTGAAATACGACACGCTGGGATTTGGAAGGAATATTCAAACTACAAAATTTGGACACGTATGTTAGTTCACGGAAAAATTCGATTAGAACAACTGAAACAGGCGCACGATGAAGCTAAACAGGTTCACGAATTTTTAAATGAAGATGGAACGTTTGAAACTTGGACTATGCCACAAACGGTGGAGCAAGTAAAGGAAGATATGACCAATATGATTGAGTCTGGTAACAAAGAATTAGAAGAATTAGAAACATTGAGATTGGCCTCCTTTAATATAATAAAAGAGAAAAATTATGAGCACTATCTTTAGAAACTTAAAAGTTATCATAATAGCCCTATTAATTGGGGTTATTGTATTTATGCGTTCGTGTCAACCAACACCACCTGATATGAAAGAATATATAAAAATCGGCGGTACGGAGTATGAACTATTATCAAAAAATATTGATACGGTTTACGAAAAGGTATATGATACTACAATTATTTATAAACCAAAGTGGAGAATTAAAAAAGAAACTGAATTTATAGATGTTCCAGTCAATGTGGATACTTTGGCAATCCTAAGAGATTACTACACAAAATACAGTTACAGAGATACGGTATTAGTGGATAAGTATGGTACTGGTATTATAAAGGATGATGTAACACAAAATGAAATTGTTAGTAGGCAAATTGAATGGGATTTAGATATTCCAATAGTAAAGGAAACTATAACAGTTAAAGAGTTACCAAAAAATCAATTATATATTGGTGCTGGTATGGGATTAGATAAAGTAAATTTCATCAACAATGTAAATGTTGGTTTATTATTCAAAACAAAAAAAGATAAAATTTACGGATTAAATGCTGGATTAACAAATTCAACAATTAATTTAGGTTCTCCACAAACAGAACTAACGCCCTATGTAGGATTATCATTATATTGGAAAATTAGTTTAACAAGAAAAAAATAATATACTGAAAATATTATTTTATCATATTTATATGTAATACAAAACTATTACAAATGGAAAAGAATATAGTAGTAAGAGTTTCAGAATCTTTAAAAAAAGATTTTTATCAACATTGTGCAGAAAATGGATTTTCGGTATCAAAACGAATTCGTATTTTATTAGAGAGGGATGTTAAGCATGAAATATAATAAAATATACAATGATATTATAGAACGTGGAAAATCTCGTATTTTAGCTGGTTATAAAGAAACGCACCATATTATACCAAAATGTATTGGTGGTACTAACGAAAAATCAAATTTAGTAGAATTAACTTGTAAGGAACATTTTATATGCCATAAACTATTGACTGAAATTTATCCAACCGAAAATAAATTACGATATGCCGTAAGAATGATGGCTACTACAAATAATGTATTCGGTAGAACGTATAAAGTCGGAGCCAGAGAATATAGTAGAATTAAAGAAGCTGTAATTGTTAGTGAAGAAACGAAGTTAAAGATTAGTATCGGTAGTATGGGTCATATTGTTAGTGATGCAACCAAATCAAAAATTAGCAAAGCCAATAAAGGAAAGTCAAAGAGTAAATTACACCGTAAAAATTTAATTTTAGCTAAGCAAAATATAAGTGATATAACGAGAAAGAAAATTAGTGAAGCCAATTCAAATCCCAGTGATGAAACTCGTAAAAAGATGTCAACATCCGCTAAAAATAGAATTCCTATGAGTGTAGAGACAAAACTTAAAATGAGTGCATCTCGAATGGGGCATATTGGATATAATATTGGTATGAAGTGGAGTGATGAAGCTAAACAAAAATTAAGTGATATGCGAAAGGGCAAAAAACAAAAAATAATAACATGTCCACACTGCGGAAAAGCTGGTGGAAATGCAACAATGCCAAGGTGGCATTTTGATAATTGTAAACAAAAAGGAGAATAACATGGCGACCTTAAAAGATATAATTCGCATGGAATACTTGAAATGCAGTCAAGACCCAATTCATTTCATGAAAAAGTACTGCATGATTCAGCACCCGCAACGTGGGAAGATACCATTTTTACTATTTCCATTTCAAGAAACAACACTTACACAATTTGATGAACATCGGTACAATATAATACTAAAATCAAGACAAACTGGTATTTCTACACTTGTTGCTGGTTATGCATTATGGAAAATGCTATTCAACGAAGATTTCAACGTTTTAATTATTGCAACGAAGCAAGAGGTTGCAAAAAACTTGGTTACAAAGGTTCGAACAATGAATACTTATCTACCAAGCTGGTTAAAACAAACAACTGAAGAAGATAATAAATTATCATTACGTTATGCCAATGGTTCGCAGATTAAAGCAATTTCATCTGGTGGGGATGCTGGACGTTCTGAATCATTATCATTGTTAGTATTTGATGAAGCGGCATTTATTAAAGAAATTGATGATATATGGATTGCGGCACAAGCAACATTATCTACTGGGGGAAATGCAATTGTATTATCGACACCAAATGGAGTAGGTAACTTTTTTCACAAGACTTGGGTAAATGCTGGTAATGGACCTGACCAAAATGGATTTAACACGATTAAATTACATTGGACATTGCACCCTGAAAGAGATCAAGATTGGAGAGATGAGCAAGAAAAGAAACTTGGAGCAAAAGGTGCTGCACAAGAATGCGATTGTTCATTCATATCATCAGGTCAATCAGTAATACCACCTGAAATTTTACAATTCTACAAAGAAACCTTTGTACAAGAACCGCTTGAAAAGGGTGGTTTTGATGGCAACTTATGGAAATGGGAATATCCAGATTATAATAGAAGTTATATGGTTGTAGCCGATGTTGCCCGTGGAGATTCTACCGATTTCTCAGCGTGTCATGTAATAGATGTAGAAACGGCAACACAAGTTGCAGAGTATAAGGGTAAACTATCTACAAAAGAGTTTGGAAACTTCTTAGTATCACTCGCAACGGATTACAACAATGCTTTATTGGTAATTGAAAACGCTAATGTTGGTTGGGCAGTAATTCAGCAAGTAATTGACAGAGAGTATGATAATTTATTCTATATGAGTAATGACTTAAAATATGTTGATACTCAAAGAATGATGACTAATAAGTATAGAGCAGAGGAACGCAATATGAAACCGGGATTTTCAACTAATACAAAAACAAGACCACTTATTATATCCAAATTAGATTTATATTTTAGAGAAAACACCATTACAGTCCGTTCACTTAGATGTATTGAAGAATTAACTACTTTCATTTGGAATGGTAGTAAAGCAGAGGCAATGAGAGGTTATAACGATGATTTAACGATGTCTTTAGCGATTGCACTATGGGTTCGAGATACTGCATTACGACTAAGGCAAGAGGGTACGGATTTAACAAAATCAGCATTGGGTGGTATTTCAACAGAAACCACCGAATCTGGAATCTATATAAATGGTGGATTCGAGGATAATCCATACACGATGAAAATAAATGGTAAGGATGAAGATTTGTCTTGGCTCCTTTAGGTCCGTTTTTTGTACTGAAATCTAATTTTTATATACTTATAGTAAAGGGAATATACTATGAGAAAAGAAAAAAAATATCATTACATTTATAAAACCACAAATTTAATAAATGGCAGATATTATTACGGAATGCACTCAACAAATGAAATGGATGATGGGTATTTAGGAAGTGGTACATATTTAAGACGTGCAATTAAAAAGCACGGTAACGAAAATTTCAATAGAGAAATAATAGAATTTTGTAAAACTCGTAAAGAATTAAAATTAAAAGAAGCTAAAATTGTAACTTTACAGGAAATATCCAATCGTGAATGCATGAATTTACGTGTAGGTGGAGCTGGTAGTGATACTATTAACTATGGAATAATTCCATCTAAAGAAACCATTGAGAAGCGTAGAAAAGTAATGATGGGACATATTACAAGTGAAGAAACCCGCCGAAGAATTTCAAATTCTTTGAAAGGGCATATTATTTCCGAAGAAACTCGTGAAAAAATACGAAAGACAAAAACAGGAGTATCCACAGGTCCAACAACAGATGAAACTAAAATAAAAATTGGAAATGCAAATCGTGGAACGATTCATACAGAAAAATCACGTAAAAATATGAGTAATGCACATATTGGTAATAGACATACAGACGAAACTCGTAAAAAGATTAGTGAATCTTCAACTGGAAAAGTAGTAACGGATAAAACAAAACAAAAACTACGAGAAATTAATTTAGGTAAAACTCTTAGTGATTCACATAAACACAAATTAAGTATTGCACACTTTGGTAAACAATTAAATGAAATAACAAAACAAAAAATTAGTTTGGCATTAAAAGGAAAGCCAAAGAAAAAATTAAAATGTCCGCATTGTAATAAAGTAGGTGGAGAACCACAAATGAGACAATGGCATTTTAGTAAATGTACCAAATTAACTTAATAAATAAAAAATATATATTTATAAGATATATACATTGATAAACAAAAAACAAATAAATGGCAGATACGCAATTTTTCACAAGATTAAAAAAACTTTTCCAAGCTAAGGCTATCGTTACGATAGACAAGGATGGAAAACGTAATGTATATGATGTTGATGAAAAACAACAAACAAATCTATCATCTTTAAGAGATAGATATACAAAAGTTCAAAAATCATTTTACGAGCAAGCTGGTGGTGCTCAATCAATGGCATACCAACAAGTTCGTAGGGAAGTTTTTAGAGATTTCGATGCGATGGATAATGATCCTATTATAGCATCGGCACTTGATATTTACGCTGATGAATCTACGTTAAAAGATGAATATGGTGATATTTTAACAATAAATTCAAGTAATGAAAAAGTTCAAGCTATTTTAACCAACTTATTTTACGATATATTAAATGTAGAATTTAATTTATGGCCTTGGGTACGTAATATGTGTAAATACGGTGATTTCTTTTTAGGTTTAGAAATGGCAGAGGGTAAAGGAATTGTAAATGTAACACCTCATTCAGTTTATAATACAGAACGTATTGAAATGGCTGACCCATCAAATCCACATACTGTATCATTTACAGTAACAGAGGATCCAAACGGTAAAAATAAGTATGATAGTTATGAGATGGCTCATTTCAGATTACTTTCAGATACAAACTGGTTGCCATACGGAAAAGCAATGATTGAAAATGGTAGAAGATTGTGGAAACAATTATCACTTATGGAAGATGCAATGTTAATTCACAGAATTATGAGAGCACCTGAAAAGAGAATTTTCAAAATTGATATTGGTAACATAAAACCGACAGAAGTTGATAACTATATGCAAAGAATTATCAACAAAATGAAAAAAGTACCATTTTTAGATAAATCATCAGGTGATTACAATTTAAAATATAATATGCAAAACTTAACTGAGGATTTTTATCTTCCAGTTCGTGGTTCAGATAGTGGTACATCAATTGATAATTTAGGTGGTTTAGAATATACGGCTATTGAAGATATTGATTACTTAAAAAACAAATTATTTGCGGCACTTAAAATTCCAAGAGCATATTTAGGATATGAAGAAAACGTAAATGGTAAAGCAACATTGGCAGCAGAGGATGTAAGATTTGCACGAACAATTGAACGAATTCAAAGAACGGTAGTTTCAGAATTATCAAAAATTGCGATAGTTCATTTATATTCACAGGGAATCACAGATTCCGAAATGACTAATTTCGAATTAGGGTTAGTTAATCCATCAACAATTTACGAACAAGAAAAAATCAATTTATGGTCGGAAAAAATCCGATTAGCAAATGATATGAGTGACTTAAAAATGCTTTCTAAGGATTGGGTTTACACGAATGTATTTAACATTCCTGAAAAAGACCAACAAGTTGAAAGAGGAAAAATCATTGAAGATTTAAAAGATGCGTTTAGGCACACTTCAATTGAAAATGATGGTAATGACCCAGCGAAACAAGATGACCCAAATGATGTAGAAGAAAGTCTACAAAATTTAAAAACCGAACTTACAAAAGACAAGGGTGGTAGACCTCGTGAGGGGAATACATACGGCAAGGATAAGCACCCATATGGGCGTGACCCATTAGGAGATAAGGAGAATTCCAAGGCTCTAAGCGGTAGACAATCCGAAGCAAAAGCATTAAAATACATTGATGGACTTGCGGCAAAAAGAAAGTATCTAAATGAGCAAAAAGATATGTTAGATGAATCAAACATTATAGATGACCAGTAAAATTAACTTAAAGTTTAAAAATTTATATTTATATAAGAGTTTTGAGTATATCAAAATAGGAAGTACACAATGAAAAAAATCAAACACAGTAAATACAGAAATACAGGTTTTCTATTCGAGTTATTAACACGACAAATAACATACGAAATTTTAAACAATAGTAAAGAGGAAAACGCACGGGATATTGTGAAAGAATTCTTCGGTGGAAATACCCAGCTATCAAAGGAACTTCGTTTATTTAATTTAATATTAAATGAAAAATATAATTCCGAATCAAAGGCTGAAAAGTTCATTGATGCGATAGTTGCAACTCGTACAAAATTGGACGAGAAAAAACTAACAAGGGAAAAATACAATCTTGTAAAAACGATTAAGGAACGATTTGATATTGCACAATTTTTATCATCGCCTATTACAAATTATAAATTATTAGCATCGGTTCACAAATTATTTGAATCCAAGGCTAATAATGTAAGTAATGTAAAGGATTTATTTGATTGTAAATACACATTAGTTGAGCACATTTCAACTACGGCAAAACCGTCTATTGTAGTTAAAAAGGATATTGTATTTGAAGAATACAGAAAACAAGAAAAAGATTTAAGATTACTTACTTACAAAATCTTAGTAGAATCATTTAATACAAAATACGGAAATCTTAATACGAATCAAAGGGGATTACTTCGTGAATATATTAATAATGTAAATAATACATCAAATTTTTCTGATTATTATAAAAAAGCATTAAAAGAAACTATTACAGAACTACATGGATTTTACACTCATATGTGTGATGCGGTAACTAAGATTAAATTAAAAGAAACAATAAATGTAATGAAAAAGCAGAGAGTTGGAAAGAAAATTTCTGATGATCAAGTTTCAGCATTAATGTTATCATATGAATTAATTAAGGAAATCCG